TGCTGTCTGACCGTGAGCTTAAGCAGGACATCAAGACGGCGATTGATCAGGTGGAGGCCAGACTATGAGCGACATGGAAGACGACATTCGGGCTGCAATGGCTGAGGTTAGCGGTAACGCGCCTGAGCCTGCGCCTGCTGAAGAAGTGGTGGTTGCACCCGAAGCGATTATCGAGGCGGAAACGCCCCACGATGACGGCGAAAAGGCAGCGGATGGGCGCGTAAGAGGCCCTGACGGCAAGTTTATTGCCAAAGCAGCCGAAACCGTGCAAGATACTCCCGACCAGCCCTCGGAGGCAGTCGCGGACCCTGCTGTCAAGCTCGCCATCCGCGCCCCGGCTTCATGGTCACCTGCGGCTAAGGCCACGTTCGATAAACTGCCACCGGAAGTGCAACAGGCTGTTGCAAAGCGGGAACAGGAAATCGATCACGGACTGCGGCGCAAGTCTGAGGAAGTGAAGCGGTATGAACCGCTGGAACAAGTGCTTGCCCCTCGCCGCGCTCAATGGGCCGCGCAAGGGATGGATGAGGTTCACGCGGTCAAGACGCTGCTTGCAGCACAAGACTTGCTTGAAAAGAATCCGATGCAAGGGCTTGAGTTTCTGGCCCGTTCGTATGGCGTGAATTTGAACACGGCCCAGCCGCAGGGACAGCCATACCAGGCCCAGCCCGCGCGAGACAGCCACCCAGAGATTGCAGCGCTCAAGCAGCAACTCCAAGTCCTGCAAAGCCAAGTCCAGACGGCGCAAACCGCGCCTATCGTCAGCCAAATCGACGCCTTCCAGAACGACCCTGCCAACCTGTATTTTGAGAACGTCCGCGATGATATGGCGGTCCTCTTGCACAACGGGAAAGCATCGGACCTGAAGGAAGCATACGAAATGGCTTGCTGGATGAGGCCGGATATTCGCCCGTTCCTGCAAACCGCGCAGGCCCCGGCGGCTCCCGTGCAAGACAAGGCGGCGCAGGCGCGACGGGCGGCTGTCAGTGTCACCGGGTCTCCGGGTCAAACCCGTATTCCCAAGTCCAATGGATCAATCGAGGACGACATCCGCGCAGCTTTTGAAGAAGTTGCCGGTGCGGCCTAGGAGAACTTAAATGACCTCCCCGAATCTTTCGGAAATCGCAACCACGACCCTGCGTAATCGCACGGGTAAGCTGGCTGACAACGTTACCAACAACAACGCGATTCTGTCGCGTATGCAGCGTCGTGGCACCATCAAGCCGGTGTCCGGTGGTCGGACCATCATCCAAGAACTGGAATACGCTGAGAACGTCACTTATCAGCGTTATTCGGGCTACGAAGTCCTGAACATCTCGCCCAGCGACGTGTTCACCTCGGCTGAGTTTGACTGGAAGCAAATCGCTGTCAACGTGACCATGAGCGGTCTGGAGCAACTGCAAAACTCCGGCGTTGACGCCATCATCGACCTGCTGGCCTCGCGTATCAAGAACGCGGAAAAGACCATGCAGAACGGTGTGGCTGAAGACCTCTACTCGAACGGCACGGCTTCGGGCGGCAAGCAAATCGGTGGCCTTCAGCTTCTCGTCGCTGACGACCCCACCACCGGCACTGTCGGCGGCATCAACCGTGCAACGTGGTCCTTCTGGCAGAACCAGAAGTTCCAAGCCACTTCGGACGGCGGTTCGGCTGCCTCGGCTGCCAACATCGTTCGCTTCATGAACAACCTGTATCGTCAATGCTCGCGTGGCACCGACAAGCCGGACCTCATTCTGTGCGATGACAACTATTTCGCATTCTATGAGTCGGCGCTTCAGGACATCCAGCGCATCAGCAACCCCAACGAAGGCGACGCCGGTTATGTCTCGCTGAAGTTCAAAGGCACTGACGTGGTGTTTGACGGTGGTTTCGGCGGGGCTTGCCCGGCCAACCATATGTATATGCTGAACACCGGCTACATCCACTGGCGCCCTCACAAGGACCGCAACATGGTTCCGCTGGAAGAAGTCCGTTCGATCAACCAGGACGCTATGGTCAAGCCTATCGTTTGGGCTGGCAACCTGACCCTCTCGAATGCCTTCCTCCAAGGCGTCCTGTTCCAAACCTGATCCCCCTAGAAAGGAGCCACTAACATGGCATCGACTGCTGCTACGGTCTTTTCGACCATTCCGACTGTGGGGATTGATCTGGACGACAAGTCCTCGACCCCGGCCTTCGCCGTCAACACGACTGTTCGTGCTAACGACGCTCGCCTCCACCTCTACGCCCGTGCTTCGGAGGCTCTGTCTTCGACTGCAACCATCCTGATCGGCACCAACGGCTCTGCGTCGTCGGATTCCGGTTCGGCTGGCTTCACGGTCAACACCACGGGCGGTGTCGCCGCTGGCCAATACTTCTGGGCCAAGCGCACCGCTATCTAAGCCTCTCGCCTGCCCTAGCCTCCACTGGGGTTAGGTGTTAGCTTAATGGCCTCGGGGTTCGTCCTCGGGGCCATTTTGCTATGGAGGTAGCATGATCAATGTTGTCAGCGTTCGCGTCGGGACCAAATACCCGATAGAATACGTCACCAAACTGCATGACGGCATCGCTCGTCATCTGGACGAAGAGCAGCGCCATTGGTGCCTGACTGACAGGCCGGACGAATTGCCTGAAGGCATTACGGCTATCGAGCACAATCCCGATTTGCCGGGGTGGTGGCAGAAGGTCTATCTGTTCTGCGAAGAAGCTATGCCGTGGGAACTAGGCGACGAGGTTCTGTATATGGACCTTGACGTATGCGTGACCGGCAGGCTTGAGGAACTGCCGCACGGCATCATTCAGGACTGGCATTGGCCGACCTATAACAGCAGCGTCATGCGCTGGCAGTTTGGCGACCATTCCGACATTTGGACGTGGTTTGAGCCTGAGTTTATCGACCTGCCGTCTGATACCTTGCAAGGCTTGCTGCCTGAAGGCCAAGTGAATGGCGGGGACCAAGAATGGATCACGCAAATCAGCACATGGGACACGTTCCCGGCTGATATGTTTGTATCATACCGGAATGCGGTATCATGGCCCCCTGAGACGGCTAAAGCCGTTATCTTTCACGGCCAGCCCAAGCCGCATGAAGTGACTGAGGGGTGGGTGCCAGGTGTCTGGCGCGTCGGTGGCTATACGGCCATGCCAGAACTAAAGGGCATGAACGTAACGCACGACTTTGCCTATGCCAACGTGCGGACAAACGTGCAGCGGGACTTGGCGTGGTTCTCCGGTTTTGGCGACCAAGACAAGGCTTGCGTCATTGTCGGTGGCGGTCCCTCGCTTGCGGACAGTGTGCAGGCCATCAAGGACCATCGCAGGCGTGGCGCCAAGATTATCAGCGTCAACAATGCGATGCGATATCTGATCAAGCATGGCCTAACGCCAGACGGTCACGTTATGCTGGATGCGCGGGAAGAAAATCTGCACATGGTCGAGGATGCGCCAATGTCCGTGCGCTACTTCCTCGCTTCGCAGGTTCATCCGTGCGTGTTTGATGCGCTTTCGGGGCATGATGTTGTGCTGTGGCACAATGCGATGGGTTCGGGTGACGAACTTATGGACATTATCAAGCCGTGGTTTGACGAAGGCCCGGACCAAAAACCCTGCGTTCTAGTGCCTGGTGGTGGCACTGTCGGGCTTCGCGCTATCAATCTGGCGTGGCTGTCTGGTTACAAGAAAATACACCTTTATGGTTTCGACAGTTCCTATGCCGAGGGTTCACACCATGCCTATTCGCAAAGCCTGAATGACGGTGAAACGACAATGGATGTTGTGCTAGGTGACAAAACATACACTTGCGCCCGCTGGATGATCCGGCAGGCGATGGAGTTTCAGCAGCAGTTTTTGTATCTGCGCGACCGTGGCGTGAAAGTCATTGCTCACGGGAAGGGGCTCGTGCCGGACATGGGGAAATTACTCAATGGCTCCTAGACCGAAAGGAATGGCGGTTCGGCTTTTGGAAAAGATCGAACACGACACCAACGGCGGGTGTTGGCTTTGGTCTGCCAAAATAAACCGGACAGGATATGGCGTCATCAAACACTCATGGCACGGTGGTGGGGTTCTTTCGCACCGCGCCGCTTACACTGAGTTTGTAGGCCCTATTCCAAACGGCCTTTTCGTTTGTCATAAGTGCGACGTTCGGACGTGCATTAACCCAGATCACCTTTTCCTTGGCACCGCGTTGGACAACAATCGTGACGCTGGCCGTAAGGGACGTTCAGCGCGCGGCGAGCGGCACGGCCAAAGCAAACTGTCTTTAGATCAGGCCAGACAAATCAAAATGATGCTCGATAAGGGGGAAAAGCGAAAAACCATCGCGAAGACCTTTGGCATTGGTTTGAGTCCGGTCGATAGCATCGCACAGGGAAGGCATTGGTCGTGTTAGTCTGGGTTATCGCGCTTCTCGCCGTTTGGCTGCTGTGGCTGCTAGTCGTTGGCATCTTTGTGAACACGCGCCGATGAGCAGTCAGTATCACGAACGCAACGACAACGAGCGGCGCAAGGCGTGGGCAACGCTCAAATGGTATCCTGAGCGATTGACCGACGCTGACCGTGCGCTGTTGCTGTTGGATGAACCGGACTTTTACCATCCGGTTGACGCTCAACGGCACCTGTATGACGAAAAAGGCTTCGCAAAGTGAAACAGATTGACGGGCTTTGGTGGCCTGATTTTGACGTGCGGTGCCGTGCCGTGGTGATACACGAATGCATTGCTGCTATGCCCCTTGTTCTGCCGTTGGTGGCGGAAAAGCGAGTATGTGTCCAAGCTGGCGGCAATGTCGGGGTGTATCCGCTGGCGCTGTCGAAGGTGTTTGATCAGGTCATCACGTTTGAGCCGGATGAGGACAATTTTGAATGCCTGCACAAGAACGTCACATATGACGAAGCACTGATATATTTTGGGGCGCTAGGGGCGGAACCTGGCTGGTGTGCTGTTCAGCGCATCGACACGGACAACTGCGGTTCACACAAGACGCTGCCGGGAACGGCTATCCCAGTTCAAACGATAGATAGCCTGAACCTCGATCAGTGCGATTTGATCTGGCTGGACATTGAAGGTGCGGAGGCTGACGCCATTAAAGGCGCACTAGCGACAATTGAGAAGTTTTCGCCTATCATAGTCCTCGAAGAAAAGGGACTAGGCCCGAAAGTCGATCTGCCCGGCTATTCAAGCGTGATGCGGATTGGAAATGACACTGTGTATCGGAGGACATAGATGGATTATGTAGCGCCAGACGGACGGGACCGGATCATTCCGCGTTTCCATATCAAGCCGGTTCGTAACAACTTTCTGTCAGAGAAAGAGGGCCGCGAGGTCTGGGCTGACGTTGAGTATGTGGAACTCATCGTGCCGGGCGATAACAAGAATATCGTTGACGTTGCCGTGAAGGAAGAACACCGCGAACGTTGGCCCACCAAATACGCCGCGTTTAAAGCCAACATGGAAGCCCCTGAGAGCGGCACACCGCTAGAGGAATGGGCGGGCGTGGGCCGCAGTCAGGTCATTGAGCTTAACAGCGTTCATATCCGCACTGTTGAGGCTCTGGCGGGCCTGTCTGATGCCCAGCTTGCGAAATGCGTTCCGATGGGTGGTCAAGCCCTTCGTGCCAAGGCGCAGCGGTTTATTGAACAGACGGAGGCTGAGAAGCCGCTTGCTGAAATGACGCAGCGCATCCGCGAGCTTGAGGAAAAACTGGCACTGGCGCTTGAGGCCAAAGCAGAGAAGGCAGCCGCATGAACAATCTTGAGCGCGACGTAATGTATAAGCCTGGTGCGACATTCTACAAGGAAGGCAAGTTCCTGATGTTCCGCTTTCAGGCCGATTCGTCGTCGGTGATTGGTCCGCGTGTAGCTACAGACGCTGACAAGAAGGCACATGGCGCGGAATATGATATGTATCTCAAGACGGCGTTCAATAACGCGCCGATTGAAGCGTTTGATCACGACGGGGTGGATGGTCCCGGCGGTGTAGCCCAACCTGTCAGCGACGACCAAACGGACGTTGTGGCGGAACATGAAACCATCCCCGTCGCCAAAAAGCGCGGGCGTCCTGCAAAGGCCTAACCAATGGCGATGACACTTCTTCAGATTGTCCAAAGGGCTTGCCGCCTTTTGTCCATTCCCGTGCCTACGGAAGTCGTCAACTCGACTGACGCGCAGGTTCAGCAGCTTTACGCACTAGCCAATGAAGAAGGCGACGAGCTGTCTGGCACCTATGATTGGCAGGTGATGCGAAAGCAGCATCTGTTTAATACGGTGGCAAGCGCGGTGCAGGCGAGCGCAGTCCCGTCTGACTTGGATCACTTTATCGCAAACTCGTTCTTCAACAGGACGACAATGCGTTACATTTACGGGCCTATCACCCCGCAAGAATGGCAGGCTATCCAAGCGCAGCCGCAACTCAATCGCGTGTTTCTGGCGTTTATTGAGCGAGACGGTCAGTTTCTGGTGACGCCGACGCCCGCCGCCGGGGAGACGATTGCGTATGAATACATTACGACAAACTGGGCCAAATCCGCTGCCGGTTCGGCGCAATCGTCGTTCCTTGCTGACACCGACCTGACATACCTTGATGACAAGCTGTTCCCGCTTGGCCTCCGCTGGCGGTTCCTGAAATCCAAGGGACTGGACTACGCGGAGGATTTCCGCACCTATCAGGGCGAGCGTAATCAGCGCATGGCCCGTGATGGCGGCAACGGCGTAATCGACAGCACGGGCGGCAATTATTACGGCTGGTCAACGAACATCCAAGAGGGCGGGTTCCCTGGATGATCTTGTTCGTCACCATTTCTGACACCAAAAACCAAGAGACGCAGCGCAAGAAGATTAACGCGCTGCTGTCGGTGTATGCGCCGGGCTATGGTTCAGCCTTGCCAGCCGCTGCGGATAGCCCAGACGGTCGGTTGTTCTATATCGGCGCACAAGGCTATCAGAACCGTTCTGGGGCATGGGTGGCGATATGAGACAAGCGGCGCAGCGATACGGTCGCCAGCCTTTACGGTCGGTAACTCAACAGCGAGTGTCTATCGGACGCGCTGTCCCGGCTCCCGTTGGTGGGTGGGACGCTCAATCCCCGTTGGCTGATATGCCGCCTGAGAACGCGGTCATTCTGGACAACTTTATTCCTCGCGCTGGCTATGTCGAATTGCGTAAAGGGTTTGTGCCGTGGCAAGAAGGTCTGCCACTCCCGACTGAATCGCTGATGGTTTGGCGTGGTGGCACGGCTGTTGTGCCGGATGAGATTTTTGCTGCGGCTGGCGGCTCGATCTATGACGTGAGCAATCAAAACGATGCGCCGGTTGAGGTGTTTTCCGGCACCGGCAATGCGCGTTGGCAATGGATTAACTTCGCCAATGACGCTGGCACGTTCATGATTGCGGCTAACGGCTCTGTTGACCCGATCTATTACAACGGCTCTGCGTTTGCTTCGACGGCTATCACTGGCACGGCTGGGGTGATTACGCTCGACCCGCGCACGTTAGTTGACGTGATGGACCACAAAGGCCGTCTGTTCTTTGTGCAAGAGAACAGCCTACGGTGCTGGTTCCTTGAGCCGTTTGCTATCCAAGGCGCGGCTAATCTGCTGGACCTCGGCCCTATTTTTGACAAGGGCGGCTCGATCCTTTGCCAATCGACATGGACGCTGGACGGTGGTTCTGGTGCCGATGATCTGGCGGTGTGGGTCACTACGCAGGGTCAGGTGGCGGTGTATCAGGGCCTTGACCCTTCGGACGCAAACAATTGGGCATTGGTTGGCGTCTATGACATTGGCCTGCCGTTGTCGCGCCGGTCGCTCATCAAGTATGGTTCTGACCTGGTAGTGCTGACGACCAACGGTGTCGTTCCGCTTTCTCAGGCGCTGAAGCTGGACCGCGCACAAGAGAACCTTGTGGCGCTTACGCAGAAAATCCAGAACGCATTCCAGCAATCGACGACCAAATATCGCAACAACTTTGGCTGGGAAGGTGCGCTGTATCCCAAGGGGACGCTGGCAATCTTTAACGTCCCGATAGCCAATCTCACGCGGTCGGAGCAATATGTGCAGAACGTCCAGACGGGCGCATGGTGCCGGTTTACGGGCATTGACGCGTTCTGCTGGGCTGTGGCCAACGACCAAATGTATTTTGGTGCGGCTGATTCGGTGTGCCTATGGGACACAGGCTTTGCGGACAACACGACCGGCATCGTTGGCGACATCAAAACAGCGTTCAATTATTTTGGCTCTCGCGGGAGCTTGAAGAAGTTTGAGATGATCCAGCCGGTATTGCGGATTAACGCAGACCTGGCACCGGCCATCGAAATCGTTACGGACTTCAAAGAAAAGGTGCCAACCGCTGTTCCGACCACGATTAGGACAACGGGCGGGCGTTGGGATACGGGCCTTTGGGATGTAGCGGTTTGGTCTGAGGCTGTGCAAACGCGCGATAGCTGGACGAGCGTTACCGGCATTGGTTACTGCGGTGCCGTGCGAATGCGTGTAGCGCCAAACGCTACGCTGTTCATTGATCTGGGCGTGGATGATGATACGTCGCTGGCCTATGAGGCAGACGGCATCATTGCAATGCAATCGGCACGAAACACCAATGCGCCGTGCGAGATTATCGCGTTTAATCTCAAATACGAAAACCAGACGGGCGGGCAGCTTTGAGGCTAGTTTCCGGCCCGTTCTCGCCCCTAGTCGCTCAATGGGTAGCGGACCAGATTGGGCATGGACTGGATTGGGGACCGTGCGAGGCTATCGGGGTGGTTGATAAACACGACAATCTCATCGGCGGTGTGGTTTTTAATCAATATCAGCCCCAATATCGCAACATTGAGGTTAGCTTTGCCGCTAGTCGGTCCAACTGGTTGACGCCTTCGCTGGTCACAGGTATCTTGCGTTATCCGTTCCAACAATTAGGGGCGGCGAGAATCACCAGCCTGACGCCAAAGCGTTTGCGTCCCGCTCGCCAGTTTCTCTCAAAGTTTGGTTTCAAACATGAGGGGACTATCCGGCGTGGTTATGGTGACGATGATTGCATCATATCCGGTCTCCTCGAAAGCGAGTGGCGTGTTCACCGTTTCAACAAGGACCGTGTAAGTGAGCAAGCCCCGGCCCCCAGCGGCTCCTGATCCCGTCCAGCTTGCCAACGCTCAAAGCGCGGCAAACACCGCAACTGCGCGTGAACAGCAGCGGTTGAATATGGTGAATACGTCCGGCCCTCAAGGGACCGTGCGTTATATTGCTGACCCGTCCGCACCTGGTGGCTATCGTCAAGAGACGGCACTTAGCCCGCTTGAACAACAGAACTACGAACGCTCGACAGGCGTTTACGGTAGCGCCCTCGACACGGCTGGCCAGCAGATTGGCCGCGTGAACACGGCGCTTGGTCAAGGCTTAAGCACCGAAGGCTTGCCGGAACTCCAAGGCTACAACGCGCCTGACTTTGACCGCCAACGGTTTGAGGATTCGGTTTATGCCAGCCAGACCCGTCGCCTCGACCCGCAGTTTCAAAGGCTTGAGAGGTCGCAAGACGCACGTCTTGCCGCGCAGGGCCTTGGAGCGAATAGCGAGGCAACGCGAAACCTTCGATCTGATTTTGCTAGAGATAGAGCTGACGCATACGGAGAGGCAGCCAACCAAGCCATCCAAGCCGGTGGCGCGGAACAATCTCGCGCTATTCAGCAAGCCATTGCGGGCGGGACATTCGGTAATCAGGCGCGGACGCAGGGCCTGCAAGAGCGGGCTTACGTCCAGAACCAACCCCTTCAGCAGCTTCAAGCCCTGCTAGGAACTGGCCAAGTTGGTATGCCGCAGGGCATCCAATACAGCCCGACCGGCATTGCCCAGACGGACGTTCTAGGCGCTCAAGGCTTGGCGCAAAATCAGTTAAATCAAAACTATCAGGCGCGGATGGGCCAGAACAACGCATTAATGAGCGGCCTGTTCTCGCTTGGCTCCGCTGGCATTGGTGCCTATCCGTTCCGTGGTCCGGGGGGTTAAAATGGCCCGCGCTCCCATGCCTGCTCCGCAGATGATTGAAACGCCAACGATGCGCCGTAGCGCAATGCTGGCTAAACTGCTTGAGGAACAGCGTCAGCCCGTTGAGATTAAGGGCGGTTACGGCGAACTGGCGGCTAGGCTCCTTGGTCAAGGCATTACGCAGTTCAGCGCTAACCGTGCAGAACGGGCTGTGCGAGACGAACGGGCAGCGCGGACGGCTGATCAAGCGGATGCTTATGCTTTGCAGCTTGCCGGTATTTTGGGTAACAACCCGCCGCCGTCAGCCGCTGCGTCAACACCTACGCCCATGCCTACGACGGTGCCAATGCCAAGCACACCGGCATCGACCGGGCCTACAACGCCGGTTGGTGAGGTCGTGGGGTCTAACCTGCCCAATGTCGGTCAGCCCATTCCTGTTGCTAACGTGCCGCCCCCAACGCCGGTTGCGCCCGTCGAGGCAACGCCGCAGCCAACGCTGGAAAATGCGCTGTTGTCTGGCCCGCTGCCAACGCAGCCAGGTCCGGTTGCCACAGCGCCGCAAATGGCTGCGCCCGTTGCACCAGCAATTCCGCAAAACCCGTTGATGGGCACCGCCGGGGAAGGGGCTGCCATTCAACAAGGCTTGGAAATATTCCGCCGCACGGGTGACCCTGCTGTCGGAGCGTGGGTGAATGGTGAGATTAGCCGCATCCGTCAGCGCATGGACGCGCCTGCCGCTGAGCGTTTGGTAGTGGAAGACGTAAGGGGCGTTAAATATTACATTGACCCGACAGGAGCCACGCCGCCGACGCCGGTGTTTGGCGAACAGGGGGTGCCTGAGTTGGCCCGGACCAGAACTATCGTCGCGGGGCCTAACGATCCAAACGGCATGGTCGAGGGAACGACATACCAAGTTGACGCGGCGGGCGAATTGTCAACGCGTCAAACGCCACCGACGAACTATCGACGCCTTAGAGACGGGACGCTTGTTGCTGAGACTGGCGGTAGCGAAGACCTCGGCGGAAACCAAGTCGCGCGGTTTGCAGCCATCACTGGCGAGCAACAGCGGATTCGCCCACTTCTCGACCAAGCAACCGCAATTACCCGCAACATTCAGGCGGTGCGGGCCGGTGTGGGAGCGCAAAACGGCGCGGGCGACATTGCTGCGGTTAACGGATTGCAACGCCTTATTGACGACGGTGTGGTCAAAGAGGGCGACGTTAATCTGCAACTGGAAGTGCAAGGCATCGCGGGCGGCTTGGCCGGTCTGCGCGGCTATCTCACATCGTCAGGGCGGTTTAGTCCAGAGATTCGCGCACAAATCTCCGGTGTGGCCGAAACACTGTATGGGACGCAAATGCCCATGATTCGTGAGCAGGTCATGGGTCGCAGAGAATTTCTGGACCGTAGCCTTGGGGCTGGCGCGTTTGATGACGTTGTGCCGCCGTCTGTTCGTCAGGCTTATGGATGGGAAGAAGCGCCCGCGCCGCCTTCTCGCGCTCCTGCGCCAAACCGCCCAAACCGGTCGTCACCTAGCAACAATGACCCCTTGGGGCTGCGCTAATGCCGCAAGAAAAAATGACAATGGATCAGGTTCGGGAACGGTTCCCCGAATATGACGATATGGACGACATGACACTGGCGAATGCCATTCATGGCCGGTTCTATTCTGACATCCCGCTGGCTGATTTTTACGCCTCGGTCGGTTTCAACCCGCAACAAGACGCGGGTGACAACGGCATTTATCCTGACACCGGCCCCGGTTCGTCGCCAAACAACCCAATTGATCTTGCTACGGTGGACCGCGCGACCGCTGCGGGCATGAAGCGTGGAATGTGGGTTAAAGGCCCTGATGGCACGGTCTATCCCCTTCCCTCTGACCCTGTAGAAGGACAATTTCGCGTCGGTGATCTGCCACAAGCGCCGGGCGTTAATGTTCGTCCGCAGTCTGTCGTCGAAGACATAGCAAAATCGCTTCCGACTGGCGTGGTTGAGGGACTGACCGGCCTTGCTGGTATGCAAGGCACAATCGGGCAGATGATTTACGGCGAGCAATCGCTGGGGCAAAATATGCCGGGATTTGGCATTGTTGGCCCGACTGGCGAACAATTAAACGAGACGATTCGTCAGGGGCTGGGGCGGGATTATTATCAGCCGCAGACCGTTGCAGGTGAATACTCGCGGACCCTTGGCGAGTTTCTTCCCGGTGCGCTGGCACCCGGTTCGGCCCTTGCAAGGGGCGCATCCGTAGCGGTCCCGGCGTTTACTAGCGAAACCGCTGGCCAGATTGCGCGGGGAATGAGCGGCGGTGAGCGCGATACAAACGCTGAAAACTTTGCCCGGTTGCTCGGTGGCCTTGGGGGTGGTTTTGCCGTTGGTGGCGCGGGCGCGGTTCGCGGCGGGGCTGACATTTCCCTTCGCAATGCGGCGGAAGGCGTAACGCCACAAAATCTGCAACTGGCAACGGCGCTTCGGCGTGACGCGGAAGCGATGGGCATTGACCTAACCAACGCGGAGGCCATTCAGCAAGTTACGGGCGGCGGAACTGGCCTTAGTCGATTGCAGCGTGTGGTGGAAGGCCAGACGACGCGCATGGCCCCGATGTTTGCCAATCGTCCCGCGCAGGTGCAGGGCGCTATCGAGTCGCGGCTGAACCAGATTGCGCCAAGCGTTGAGCCGGGCGAGCTTGCTGGACAAGCACAAAGCGCAGCGGAAAATGTGCTTAACACAATGCGCCAGCGCGTAAATGAAAGCGCTGAACCGCTATACGCTCAACTTCCCGGACAGACGCTAGACCCAGCGGACCTTGCGCGGTTGCAAGCCAACGCATCTTACCGCACGGCGTCGGCGCAACTTATGGGAAATGAAGAGCTTGCTCCGCTTGTCACGGGCGGCCCTGAAGACCTTTCGACCGTAAATCGCGTCATTCAGCAGCTTGACACGATGGGCGAGCAAGCGCGGCCCGGTGTGATGAATCCAACGGGCAACTACACGTTGGCGGCGCAACGCGAACAAGCCGCAGCTCTGGCGCGACAACTGGCTGGGGCAACATCGCCTGAGTTTGCAGCAGCACGACAAACCGTAGCAACGGGACGCCAAGCATTTGTTGATCCGCTTCGGCGCGGACCCATCGGCACAATTGCCGGTCAATCTGATGTTCAGCCAAATCTCGCTGGGCAAACGGAAGCATTGTTTCCGTCGATGCCGTTTGAGGGTCAAGCTGCTGAAACTGCCCGTGCGCTAGAACTCATGGGCGAGATTGACCCGTCTGTCGGTGGCCCGCTTGTTCGGCAGCAACTGGCGCGTCAAGCGATGGAAGCGCAGCAAGAATTGGCTACGGGTTCTAACCAGTTTGGCGGCGCAAACTTTGCCGCGCGAGCTTTTGGCAACCCTGAACAACGCCGGACTGTTATGGGTGCGCTGGACGTTGTGAACCGCCCCGACCCTAACATGGCGTTCCCACCCTTGAGCGCCAACGCGATGCCTGCTCGCGGTTCTGACCCGATGGCGCAGCTTGTCGAGGTATTGCAAGCAACGGGCCAGCGTCAACGCGCCGGTTCGGAAACCGCTTTTAATACGGAAGCAATCGAGGCCCTTCGCGGCGGAAACCTAGCATCAGGCGCGGTGAAATCGGCAACAAACCCGCTCGGCATTCCCGCGAGGATCGGGCAGGGCGTTGATGATTTCCTTGCCCGTCGCAACGCCGAAACGCTGGCCGATCTGCTGATGTCCAACTCCGAAGACTTTAACGCCCGGCTGACCCGTGCGCTCAACCGTCCCCGTGGCGCTAACCGCATCCGTGCGGGCGTAGCGGTTACGGCAGGACAAGAGGACTAGAGATGGCCCGCAACGGTTCTGGCTCATATTCGCCCCCATCAAACACATGGAACCCTGCGGTTCCTGAAACTGCAATCCTGTCGGACGATTGGAACGCAACGCTTGCGGACCTCGCTACGGCGCTGACGCAATCGCTGGCATCCGATGGCCAGACTCCTGCGGCGGCGGTCATTCCGTTTGCTCAAGGCATCCGCGTTTCCGATGGCCTGATTACGGCGCCGTCAATCGCGGTGATTGGTGATGTAGATACGGGCTTTTACTTCCCGGCTGCTAACTCGGTAAGCCTGGTGTGCGGTGGTGTGTCCGTTCTGGCTGCTACCTCGGCTGGGGTGACGTTCCCGCTTGGTGTGACGTTCGCCGGAAACCAGACCGTAACTGGAAACCTGACGGTCAACGGTAACACGACCATTGGCAACGCTGGCGCAGATACGCTGTCGGTAGTGGCTACTGGCACGTTTACCGGCAACCAGACTTTTAACGGCACGGCTACGTTCACCTCGACTGTGACCGTTCCCGACGCATCGTTCACAAATGCCAAACTGGCGACGGTAGCCACGGCCACGATCAAGGGCCGCGTGACGGCTGGGACGGGCGCTGTTGAGGATTTGACCGGCGCTCAAGCGACCGCGATCCTTAGCGCGGTTGTGGGTGATAGCGGGTCGGGCGGCACTAAGGGCCTAGTTCCCGCTCCTGCGGCTGGCGATACGACTGCGGCTCGCTTCCTTAGCGCGGCTGGCACGTTTGCGGCTGCGGTGCCTGTTGGTTCTGTGACCATGTATGCGGCTAACACGGCTCCGACTGGCTGGTTGGAATGTAACGCAGCGGTGGTGTCGCGCACGACCTATGCCGGTTTGTTTGCAGCCATTGGCACGACGTTCAATACGGGCGGTGAGGCTGGCACTGATTTCCGACTGCCAGACATGCGCGGCGAGTTTGCCCGTGGCTGGGATAACGGGCGGGGCATTGATCCGGCTCGCGCGTTTGGTTCGGCGCAGGCTGGAGCCATTGAGGCACACGTTCACAGCGTTACCCCTCCGTCTGCGACCGATGACACTGGATCAGGCTTGACCACGACCGGCACCGGCGGCGCTGAAACCATTACGCCATATAACACGGCATCGACCGGCGGCAGCGAGACGCGCCCGCGTAACATCGCCCTCATGTTTATTATCAAGTTTTAAGGGACCACAATGGCCACCACGCCCCGCAAGACTTTTCCGGAACTTCAGGCGCTATCTGCCCCGTTGGTGGATAGCGATGTGTTGGCTGTTTACCGTTCGCCTGGTCCAGCCAAGCGCACGACAGCATCTGTTCTGGGCACCTATGTGGGGACGGTCATCGGCACAGCCTTCACGCGTTCGCTTCTGGCTACTGCCAACCAAGCGGCGTTTCTCGCTGCGTTCGGCCAAATCGATCTCGTCGAAACCAACTTTGTTCCGTCTGGAACCGGGGCGGTCACGGTCACGGGCCAAGACAAACTGCGTCAAGCGCCCGTCCAGCCTAACTCGGGCGAGTTTGGGGCGTTTACTAACGCCACTGTGACGACGGCGACGCTGCTTAGTGCGTTCACCGCTGCTATGGCTGACGGGCGAGCGGTGGAGCTTTCGGGAAACTACACAATTAACGGGACGATTACGCCAGAAACCGCTATTGATGGCAGCGAATTACACATTATTTTGCGGGACGATGTGACGATCACGGTTGACGCGGCCTCTACCGCCTTCAACCGGGTGTTTTACGCCGAAACCACGACCGCTAAGAGCCACAGCATTACCGGAGGCGGAACGCTTACGATCAACTGCAATGACAAGGCAGCGGCGGGTATTTGGCTACGCCACAACGAAGCGGCGACTGGCGGGACGGTCGTTATAAACGCCCCGGTTCACATCAAGAATGTTTACGCAGTGACGGCCTATTCGGTCGCGTCTGGCATCTTCCTCGTCGGTCGTTTTGAGCGCGTGGTGATGCGTTCTCCGACTGTCGAAGATGTGTCGCGTCAGCTCGCGGGCGGTGAAAGCAGCGGGATCAGTATCTCGGGGTTTGATGGCGAAGTTGAGCTTTACACGCCGGTCGTGCGTCGTATCAAGATCGGCGGCGGCACGACGGACGCTGACGGCATCAAATGCTTTGGTCGTGGTGCGGGATTTACCAAGCGCGAGGGTTCCGTTCGCGTTTATGACGCAGTATTTGAGGACTGCCAGGGGCGGTCGTACAAAGACCAGTGCGGAGATACCGTTCTTTACCGCCCCTTTGTCCGGCGGCGGGCCATAGACGGAAACTCATCCACGGTTGCCATATCTGACTCCGTTGAGTTCGATTTTCAGCGCGGGGGCGGTCTGGTTCTCAATCCCCACGTTGAATATTACAAGAGCGCCACGGCGGTTTCTCCGCTCGGTGCGTCGCACTCCGTGGCCGCGTTTCAACAACTAGCTACTGATGCTGAAATGTACGGGGCAATCCGTAACGGTACGATCATTTCGGATGTGGACATTGTGCGCTACGTCCTGTCGGCGCAGACGGGCGGCGCAGCCTCAACAACAGAGGTTGACGGTCTGACGCTCATTCCCCGGAGCGGCTTCACCACAACGATGATCGGGCGCGGGGTGCTAGAGTTCGACGCCTCGCAAGTGGCTGGGAAATCCGCAGAGACGATCCTGTCGGTCAAGAACGTGTCCGGCCCGATCACCTTCCCTTGCATCGCCTATACCGGCTACACGGCGGGTACGAACCTAACCGCAAAACTGACGGTCAAGGTCGATAAATGCTCAACCTCTCTGGCCATTGCGGGCAACCAGACGCGGGCTATTTCAAACATTGCCGGCGATGAAATCCTGTCGTTCAAGGCGTTCGAGATCGGGGACAATCCCGGCTTTCGAATGTACTATAGCGGATGGGTTTTCAGCGTCCGCAGCCTTCGCGCGGGAACAAAGCTGGTTCTTGACTTGACCTCGGGCACGGTCACCAACGCGCCGCCGTGGGGTTCGTCTGGAGTCGGCTATATCGAGTGCATGGGTATTAGCCTGATTGGTTCGCTGACGCAGGACACCATTTGCCGGGCCTATCTAAACAACGCGTCAACTGCCGGGTCTGCATGGGTTACGCAGACCGGCGGCGCAACGTGGGGCGTGTTGAACTGATGACCCTCGAACCCGGCCCCCTCATCACCCTTGGTCTCGCTGGCGTGGCTGTCATCATTTGGCTTGTGCGGCTTGAAGGCCGCGTCAACGGCACGGCAACAACAAATCAACTCGCCACGCTGACATCGCAAATCAGTGCGTTGGCTTCGGTGGTTGCCTCGCTGCAAGCCAAAGAGGCCAGCCACGACAATACGCGCGACGAGGTCATTCGATTGCAAGAGCAGATTAAGCACCTGACGGATTTGATAGAGCGCCTGTTGCCGCCGCCTGTTCACAGAAAGCCAACGGCATGACTGACATTCCGCTGCCGGATCACCCCATCCGCAAGCACTGGGCTTGGCAGGCGTTTGACCGTCTGTGGCGCCCTACGGCTGGCTGGGTGACGGTGTTTGGTGTTGCGTATGCAGCGGGCCTTGGTCACGCCATCGGCAAGCCGATGAATGAGGGTTACTTGGCTATTTGGCTGACCTTTGCGGCTGCGGTGCTTGGCCTCAAGTCGTGGGAAAAACTGAAGGGCGTTGCCTGATGTCGTTCGTTCTTGGCTCACGTTCCCGTGCTAGGCTCAAGGGCGTTCACCCCGACCTGGTGCGCGTGGTTGAACTTGCCCTGACCTATAGCCCGCATGATTTTACCATTACCGAGGGTTTGCGGACGGTTGCTCGCCAGCGTGAACTGAAAGCGGCGGGCGCATCGCAGACGATGAACAGCCGTCATATTACCGGCCATGCTATCGACTTTGCGGTGCTGGTTGGTGGCAAGGTTCGCTGGGACTGGCCGCTTTATGGTCAGGTCGCGGAAGCGTTCCTGCGGGCGGCAAAAGAACTGAAGGTGCCAATCGTTTGGGGTGGTTCGTGGAAAACCTTGCGCGACGGTCCCCACGTTGAGCTAGACCGAAAGCGCTATCCGTGAAGTATCTCCGCGTCATTACCCCGACCGGCTGGCTCGTCATTGCAGCGGTTGCGGTGGTGCTGTTCGGTCTCGCCGGTCTGGCTCGTCCTAGTTTCCTTGGCCTCAAGTTCGACCCGTTTGGCATTGATGCCAGAAAATTGGACCAATTGACGGACCAAGTTTCCGTCATGGAACGCGAGGCTATTGGTAACGCTGACATTGCAGCGGCGACACAAACATTTCACACGCGAGAGGTTGTAATCCGCGAACTTTCGCGTCAGGCTGAAATAGAAGCGAGGACAGCACCCGATGCTGAAACGCCCTTGGACCCTGACCGCGTGGCTCGTATTCGGGCTGCTGATAACAGGTTGTGCATCGTCGCCCCGTCAATCTGCGCCAATCCTGACCCTGCCGGAAGCGGCGCGGACGCCGTGCCAGTTACCGACCCTGCCCGATAGCCCCACCATTGCTGACCTAGAAGTCACGCACGACGCTAGGGGCCTAATGCTGGCCGTGTGTAATGGTCGAAGGGATTTGGCGGTCCAGTCATTCGATGCCCAGACGCGGGCGCTGACGCCCCCTTCCCGCCCGTTCTGGCGCTTTTGGTGACCTGACATGGCCCAGCCTTCCCTTTCCCGTGAAGTTGCGCTTGAGACAGTTGAGCGCGTTGAGGAAAAGTTAAGGGAAGGATTCCGACCCATCGGAATGGGTGGGGCGGGCCAAGGTGCCGTCGCGGTTGCGGCTGATGCATGGGGCATCTCACGCGGAACGATGAACGGGCGGATTGCGGCGGCGAAACTTCATTACGGGCTAGAGCCGGATGACACGCTTTACCGGCCACGCCAGTATCAGCATCACTCGCCCGGCGTCCCGGCGATGGTCTCGCAGGACCACATTAAGGAGCCTATCCCAGACGGTAATCCGGTTTTGGTTTGCGTTATCGGTGACGCTCACGACAGCCCGCACCTGCCAAACAAAGAGCGGTTCTATTGGCTAGGCCGGTTTGCGGCGGAACATAACGTCGATTGGGTTGTGTCCGTTGGCGACTGGATGACGATGGATTGTTTTTCGTCGTTTAATGACCGGGCGACCTTTGAGGGCTTTTCAAAGCCGACGTTTGAGCAGGAACTAGCCAGCTTTCACGCATCGCAAAAAGAGTTCCAGCGCGGTCTTGGGACGCTAAAACCTCGCAAGCTAATCACGCTCGGTAATCACGAACACCGCGCTTGGCGATACGACAACCTCCACCCGGACGGCATTTCCCACGCGCACATGGTCGAGGAAGCCTTCCTGCAATGGGGCTGGCGAACGTCGATGTATGGCGAGTATCGGTTTATCGACGGCGTGGGCTTTACGCACATTCCGTTCAATGGTCGCGGCAAGCCTCTAGCCCAAGGGCAACACGCTAATAAGGCGATGTGCGATACCATCCACGGTGACGACCACAGGGCCACCCAGATCACGGAACACAAGTCTGGGCCGTTCCGCACTCCTACCGTCTACTCAGCCGCCACAGCCCTGCCTAACGGCTTCATTGAAGGCTTTGCGAACAAGGGCGGTGGAACCTGGCGCTCTGGCGTTTGTCTGGCAAAGATATGGGGCGGTCACGTTCGATCATGGTGCTTTGAGGAGATGAGCCTGTTAGAGCATAAGTATGGGTCAGGCCGTGACACTTGAGCCTTTTGCCAGTGCTTTGTTTATGGAAGCAAACAAGGCCCTGAACCGCAAGGCTAGCGCCAAGCGGGCAAGGTGGGCAACCTACACCGGCAGGCCTTTTCCGCGCTCGGCTACGGATTTGCGCCCTGATCCTGGCACCCTTGACGACGGTGATCCAGAATTAGGCTGACCCGTCCCGACCGCAGCCCGTCCAAACCTCCAATGCGGAGAGCCAGGGCGATGGCCTGAAGTTCTGCCGCAAGGCGGGCGTTGCTGATAGGCTGGCCCTCGGTGGGGACGGAGCGCCCTTGCGCGGAGTGAACCATCATGCGTCCCCCCTTGTGCGGGCGTCGGTTTGAGTTTCGCCGGAAAGACCAAGCGTGGCTGCGTCTTCTCCTGTAAGGGCTGCGATGATGGCGTCGGCCACCCATCCGGCTTGAATGTCCAGCTTGTGCGACTGGCTGCTGTCGATCATTGGGTGCCGGTCCAGAACCGGACGAACGGCCTTAAGAAGCGTCTCCCTGCTCACCCCTACCGGAACGACAGGGGATGCATAGAGTGGCTGGACCACCATATTCGTATCAGCGGCAACCTGTTCGGCGGTGGGCCTGTCACGGAAGACATACCGTGGGTCTATTCCGTTCCCGTCAGCGCAGCCCCAAAGCCAAGCCTCCCCCTCTGGTGCAGGGGTGCGGCGGGCGGGGATGCGAAACGGTTCGGACGCTTGGTCCTCAAAACAGGAGCCGTTTCGTTTTCCAAACCACTGGAACAGGTCGGTTCCATCGTATTGAAGCAGGCAAAGGTAGGTCCAGTCGCGCGTCTTTGGCTTTTGGTTGTCAGCCAATCGCTCCAAATCGGGGACGTGTGTTCGGAGGGCCGATACCGGTTGATCTCTTTCACTCATCGTTCATCACCTTTCTGGTTGAGGGTGGCTCGGGCTTTTACGATCTCAGACACGTCAATCCAGAGCGGGTTATACCAGAGGACCTTCTCCTCCTGCCGCCCCTCCATATCAGCGGGGAGTTCGTCGGGGGTCATGTCATCCACCACAGGCTGATCACCCCGGCCATTGCAGCCAAGATGATGAGGCTGCGAGGACGAAGAACCTCGGCCACGGCGCGGATGGCAATGTGAGGCTCTTCGGAGGGGCGGAAGTCAAACCCGCGATTGGATTGGTTGGTCGCCTGAGCCGCTTTCATGCGGTGGCAAACGTAGTCGGAACGATCAATCACTGGTCTTCTCCCTTTTGTTCTGACTGTTTTGTCATGAGCGAAAATGTCTCGGCCCATGAGTGGATGATGTCGCCCATTGCCTTGTTGGAACGCTCGTTGTCGTTCCAAACGGTTTCCAGCGCGGAACCTTGGCGAGGGCGGATTGCAATCGGGTTTGGCTTGGTCATTTAGCGGCCTTTGCATTGTCAACGCCTGCTGCCCAAGCGGCATAGGCAAGCGAGTTGCGAACGAAGCGCGAAGGTGCAGCCGGACGGTCAAAGCCCGAAAAATACGCAACACAAACACCTCCGCCAAATCGGCTGGTAGGCGGCTGTTCGCGGCGCAAATCATAAAGGCGCTGCATTGACTGGTTTTTAAATGTGCGGCGGCTGGTCATGGGGTAAACATACACCGACGCTAGGGGATGTAAACACCTATCTCCACCCTTCCCTTAAAAAACATTGGGGTTAGGTGCTGGCGTGCTGCTTTTACGCTTTGGGCAATAGTCCGCTTTCCGCGAACTCCCCTATCTACCGATAGGACGCGGTTGGGAGCCTGCTTCTGCCTCGACCGTATAGCCTGACTGCCTTTTAATGAGGGCCAGCTCACTCCCCACCCAAAATTTGCCGGGTCAGCGTAGGGGGTCGATAGGTCAGGTTCCCCTCTCAGGCCGCAGGGCCATTCGAGGCGCTCGGAAATCCCTCATTTGATTGAGAGCAAAGTTCGCGCGGTCGTCATCGCTTGGCTTTGGGGACGGGAGCCATGCAAACCGGGGGCGACACATCAATCGCTAGGCTTGCTTCGGCTCGACCATGCGGCTATATCTCTAGCCGTCTAGACGGGCTGCTCGGCAAAAGCACCCAACGGGGCCGGGACTGTCACCACAGACCGGCCCCTCTCTTTTGCGCTCAAAAAATTTTGTCGTCAAGGCTTGGAGCGGATGCCCATGATGCCGGACGCTTTCAGGCTTTTTGCCTTCTCGACTAGCTTACCCTTTGCGAAGCCCGTCGCAGGCGTAATCCACCCGTCCGGGTGTATTGTTGCAGGGTCGATATAGCTAACCACAAACGGCTCCCCGAGGGCCGCTATCAGCGCCGGGCGTTGCGGATAGGGCGGGCGCTCAACCTTTGCTATAGCCTCCGCAGACGGAAGCCAATGATCGTATTTCTCGCCGTTTAGCCAAACGCTCAGACCGCAGAAACCGCAAGTCGGTTCCTTCTCCTTCAGATAGCCCCGCAAAGCCTCTAGAAGCCGCTCCTGACCGACTTTAGCGGCATGGCGGTTCCAGAGTTTGCGGGTTTTGTCCTGACCGTCTCCGCGCTTACGCATCTGGCCAGCGCGAACCTGCCAAGCTTCATCAAACGTATTTGCTTCTCTCACGGGAAACTGTAGAATAGCTGCACCCACGACGTTCTCCCTCCCTTGTTGTGGCTAGACTGGCCCGGCGCGTGAACCATACCGCGCCGGGTCTTTTTCATTCCGCTTCATCAAACGGAAAGCCAATCACCTTAGCCCGGATGATTACGCTTTCCTCTAGCCGGTTAAGCGTCTCTGCCACGTCTGCGACAGGACGCTTGGCAAGCGAGCCGGATTTAAGAAGGCGGTCTTCTTCTGGTGTCCATGCGCCTTTTGGCTTACGCATCCTCAATCCTCCCAAATGCTAAACAGTGATGGCCGCTTGGCAGGGACAGGCCTTGTCCTGACCGGCTCCGGCTTAGGCGCTGGCAAATGGTCTCCCCGTTGAAACGCAAGGGCTAGGGCATAGACAAAGCGTTCATCTGCTGCCCGTTGCCGCGCCTCGGTCTCGCGGTCTTTGTTGAAGCCGTTTGCATACTGGTTGGCTAGGTCAGACCGGCCTAGGTCTTTCTGCCACGGGATGCCCATAGTCCGCGCTCGTTCCCTTACGGTGTATTCCGTCCTGCCCAGCTTCTCGCCAATCTCGGCGGGGCTAAAGCCTAGTCGCTTCATCTTGCGGAGCGTGTTATCTTGGACGGAAGTGAACCAGTCTCTAGGCTGACGCATATTCGCCTCCCGATCTGGCGGTCACCATCGTCCGCTCGTAACCTTTGGCCAGCGCATAGAAGGCAAAGTCTCGCCCGCCATACTTTCTAATCCGAACGGCGTGAGCGTATGTCTGTCCGTTCCGTTCGCAATGAGCGCGGACCCCGTGCAAAACTGTTGTATGGTCACGGCCACCGATGCGCCGGGCAATCTCTGGATAAGAAAGGTGCGGGCACTCGGTGAAGGCCCTGTAATAAGCCTCCTGCCTCGGCCATGCGATATGACGCGAGCGACCCTGCCCGATTAGCGCGGCGACGGTTAGGCCGTGTTCTAACGCGACCTCCCGCAAGATGTTGGCGACTGTCTGTCTCAAGTCTCTCTCCCCTTAAAAGGCCGCTTTGGCCATGTGGTTTTAGTCTTTGGGAACGGGCGGGACGGGATTGAACCGCCTTTGACTAATCGCCTAGCTTGCTGGCCTGTCTCCCGGCCTTGGCGCTTGGCCTTGGCAATGCGGGCAACGTCGCTTCCCGTCTTGTCCGTCCGATGGCAGGTTTTGTGGACCAGCCTTAAGTTCTCATCGCTGTCGTCAAACCCTAAAGCCCACGGGATGATGTGGTCTAGTTCATACGCTTCACCGGCTAGAACCTTCCGCTTGCAGATGTCGCAGAGGCCACCGTCACGGGTGAACAAGCGAAGGCGGCGGGCTTTCGACATGGCCGGGCGGGGTGGCGCGGCTGTCACGTTTCCAGAACCTCAATCCGCACAAGCCCGCCCTTGATCGGTTCGCCAAACGTCAGCGACGGCGTATTGAACAGTTTGTCATCTACGCCAAGGGCCTGTGCAATTCCGTCTGCGTAGCTTTTCAGACTGGCGTGAGCGTTGTCTCTGTCGATAACATTGCCGGTTTTTGGGTGTATGGTCACAGACCAGTCAACCCGACCGTTTGGAGCCGGTATCTTAGCTGCCAGCGTTGCCAGCCTTGCCCATTCGCGGTGCTTTTTCGTCTGCTGCCACCGGGCCAAATAGCTACGAGTTCGCCCGTTTGGCCAAAGCAGCTTGTCTGGAAACGGAAGCTCGATCACCGCCGCCCCTCGACCTTAAGCTCTTCAATCGAGAGAGCGCGGAGAGCCGCATAAATCGGAGCGCGGGCCTTTTTGGCTTTGATGACCTTCGCCAGTTCGTCTTTCAATGCGTTACGCTGGCGGGCAATCTCGGCAAGGCGTCGGGCTTTATCTCCCGCGTTTGTGTAGAAAGGGTGGGCTTGCCAGTCGTCCCGCTTTTGCGGTGCGGGCTGGCGGTGAAAGCCGTAGCGGCTGAACAGGCGTTTGATCTGGGCAAGCACGGTTATTCTTTCTTGGCTTTGCGCCGCGCTCTCGCACGGTCCATGATTTGTTTGATGACGGCCCCGTAATAGGTGGCGTCCGCCTTGCTTTTGAGCCGGGCGGCTTGGCTTTGAGCGAGTAAATCCCGCTCGCTGGCGTTGAGGTAGTCCAAAAGAATATCGGTCATGCCGCATCATAGGCATACCGCTATCAGGGATGCAATCGCAAAAATGCGTCGATTATCGCTTGACGCCCTCCCCGGTGCCGTGCTTTTGTCTCATTAACAAGGGAGACAGACATGAAGCCGTCAAAAGAACTCTGCAAACTTGATGACGATATGTGGGAGGCGCACCGCGACTTTGCCTACGAAAACGATAAAGACTGGGCCAACGCGGACGAACTGCGCGAAGACGGTCTGAAGATCGGTGAGGACGCCTTCGCTCTCGACCCAAGCGGCGATGAAGCCGAATACGAAGACCACATTGAAGGCGACCTGAAAAAGTTTTTTCAGCCCTTCCAGATGGGGGTTGTCTCTGCTGCCGCTTATTACCGTTACAGGGAACTGCAAGAGGAAGCCGCTGACAAGGCTGACAAGGCTCTGGCCGTGGCCGCTGACATTGCGGGGGTGGCGTGATGGCCAAGCGTTACACCTATTCAACGTGCTTGATGTTTGGCACGGACGGCGAGGCCGATCACCGTGAGATTGACGTTACGGTTTCGTATGAGGTTGCGTGGCTGGACGACGACGGCCAGCGCGGCGAGATTGAGGACATCCGCGTGGAGGCGATTGATTCCGACACGGCAGAAAAAGCTGACCCTGTTGCGGTCGCGGAAGCCTTTGATGTGTTTGAGTGCGGGCGTTTTGATGACGCCATGCTGACCCACGCCAGCGAAGAACGGGCAGAGGACTATGCTGATGCTCTCGACCGGCGCGATGAAGCCAAAAGGGAACGCGCTTGGATGGGAGATTATTGATGACTGACGTTATCGACGCCCTCCGCACCATCCGTCACTCCGGCAAGTTCGAGCCGTGCCTTTCAACCCTCACTGTCGCAATCGGTGACGTTGAGCGGCTGACCGATCTGGATGAAGCCCAGATTGACCGCCTGAGAAGCGCAGTCACCCGACTAACCGCCGCGTATTACAAACACTCGCTAGGCCAATTCGATGACTGACCGCCCGCTTGCCAAGTTTGACGATGAACGCTTGTGGCTGGACGACGGCGGCATCTATAGGCCCGCGACAGATTTTGCCGTCCGAATGATGGGGCGAATGTTTGAGGTTCGCCCCGGTCCAGACGCAGAACGATACGTCCGCGATTGTCGTAGGGCGCTAGCAGAATACGACAAGGCAATGGAGGAAACCGAATGACGTTCTCGGATGAACAGCGAATAGCCCTGACAGCACCGCTCAATAAGGCCCATGTGGCCACCCGCCAGCAAGCCGGGCAGACGCTTTCGTATCTCGCCGCTTGGCACGTTATCGCGGAGGCCAATCGGATTTTCGGCTTTGCGGAATGGGACCGCGAGACAGTCGAGATGCGCCAGCTTGGCGAGCCGCGCCTAGTCGATGGAAAGTCCCGCGTCGGCTATACCGCCCGCGTTCGGATTACCGTTCGCGCGGGTGACACGGTTATCGTCCGCGAGGGTTGCGGCTTTGGGTCTGGTATCGACCGGGACGTTGACCAAGCCCACGAAAGCGCCGTCAAAGAGGCTGAGAGCGACGCAATGAAGCGGGCGCTTATGACCTTTGGCAATGCCTTCGGGCTGGCGCTTTACGACAAGGCGCAAGCGAACGTGGTCGAGACCCCGCCAGAACCTGTCAAGCCTCCGACCCTTTCCGAACGGGCCGACCGTTTCGAGGACGTGTTGCGCCGGACAAAACCGGACGACTTGTCGAAGGTATGGGCGAAGGCGTCGGGCCTGTGTGCCGAACTGGACGCCACATTGCCCGAACGGCTGGCGGAACTGACGACGCTTTATGAGGGGCTGATCGACTTGGCCTCGCAAACCCCATTCACCAAAGAGGAAGCAAAATGACGGACGCGATCAACACCGGCCACCTTCAAGCGTTCATGGAACGGCTGGAACGCCTCGATACGGATAAGACGGCCATTGCTGACGACATGAAGGAAGTTTTCGCGGAGGCGAAGGCGGTCGGGTATGACCCGAAAATCATGCGAAAGGTTCTGCGCCTGATTAAACAGGATAAGGCCAAACGCCAGCAAGAGGAAACAATCCTCGATCTTTATCTGCAAGCCGTGGAGGGCTGACCTATGAAAAACATTACGATTGCCGGGCGCATCACCAAAGACGCCGAACAACGGACGACAACGGGAGGCGACAAGGTAACGGCGTTTTCCGTCGCGGTTGATGATCGGTCGGGGAAGGAAAAGGGAACGATCTTTTTCGACTGCAACCTTTGGGGAGCGCGTGGCGATAGTCTGGCGCAATACCTGACAAAAGGTTCAAGCGTGACGGTTTGCGGCGACCTGTCCAAGCGCGAGCATGAAGGCAAGAGCTACCTGACCGTCCGCGTTGATAACTTGACCTTGCAAGGCGCTCCGAAGGCGGCTGGCGGCGGTGGCGACCGTGGCGAATATTCTAACAAGCCCAGTTTGCGAGATTTTGATTTCGACGACAGCGTTCCCTTCATCCGTCCGGCGTTTAGCTATGAGTGCTGAACCTATCCATATTCCGCTAACGCAAGGCTACGCGGCGACAATCGATGCAGCCGACGCCGATCTGGCGCAGTTTAAGTGGCACGCCAAGGTCCATGCCGGAGGAATCGTTTACGCCGCACGAAACGTGAAAGGACCGGACGGCCAGCGCAAAACCCAAAAGCTTCACCGAGTTGTGTTAGAGCGCAGCGGAGGCTCGGTCGATGGTGTAATGGTGGATCATGTAAACGGAGATGGTCTAGACTGTCGCCGCGCCAACTTGCGGGCCGCTAGTTGCAAAGAGAACTCGCGGAATCGAGTCGGCTCGAGGAAGGACAACCTCACGTCGCCATACTTGGGCGTCAGTTGGAACTCATCGAATCGAAAATATTCCGCGACCATCGGAGGAGACGGGAAGGTCTATCATTTGGGCTACTTTCTCACCGCCGAGGCTGCGAATGAAAGGCGCCTTGAAGAGGAAAAGCGTCGGTGGGGTGTGCAGCCGCGCCGAGTCGAAGCGCACGGGTGCGGCCAATGACGCACCTGCCAAACGCGACACCCTTTATCCTAATCGCCGAAAGCATAGACGAATTATATGCCGAAGCCCGCCACTTCGCAGACGGCGAGCCGATCACCACGTCGGGTCAGGCCGAGGCCGTGCAATCCCTGATGCGCCAAATCCAGCAAGCGGAGAAGGCGGCGGATGCGGAGCGCGTAAAGGAAAACGAGCCTTTCGACGCTGGCAAGGCAGAGGTTCAAGCCCGGTATGCCCCGCTTATCGGCAACACGAAAGCCATCAAGGGTAAGACGGTTCAAGCTGTTGAGGCTCTTAAGGCTTGCCTTGCGCCGTGGCTGAAAAGGCTGGACGACGAACAAAAGGCCAAGGCGGAAGCCGCGCGTCTGGTAGCTGAGAAGGCTATTCAGGACGCGGCTGAAGCTATGCGCCAAGCCCAGAGCGCGAACCTTTCAGAACGCGAGGACGCGGAGCAAAAGATACAGGAAGCCCAAGCCGCGCAAAAGGCCGCTAGGGACGCCGAGAACGCCCGTCCGCAAGCGTCTGGCATGGGAAGGGCCGCGACCCTCCGAACGTCTTACAAGGCGGTTCTGGTGGATGCCCAAGTCGCCGCCGGGGCATATTGGAAGCGCGACCCGTCCGCGTTCAATGCGTTTCTGCAAAAGCTGGCGGATGCGGACGTGGCGTCGGGGCGGCGTGACATTCCCGGCTTTGATGTCGTCGAAGTGCAAACGGTGGTCTAGTGACGAAGGCCGTTATCGTTCTGCGATCTAAACAGGATAGAGAGAAGGTGTGCGGATGGGTCTGGGCGCTCCCCGACCTGTCCCGCATCACCCTTGCAAGGCCGAAGCGTAGCTTGCCCCAGAACGATAAAATGTGGGCGATGCTGACCGAACTTGCCGAGCAAAAGCCGGTGCATTGCAATCTGCCAATGGACCCGGTGAAGTGGAAAGCTGTGATGATGCAGGCGCTAGGCGCTGAAATGGTGATGATGCCGACGCTGGACGGCCAAAACTGGTTTCCGCTTGGCCTCCGGTCATCCGATCTTGACCGGCAAGAGATGAGCGACCTGATAGAGTTTATGACCGCGTGGGGAGCGCAAAACGGTGTGACCTTTAGCCATGACCCCTGACAAGCCAAAGCCTATCCGAGTGATATTCTGGAACCCGTGGATCGTTACCGTGCAGGACTACAGCCGATGAATGACGGTCACGACGCCTTAGCCTCGGTGCGGACCTACGCCTGCCGTAAAAGCCAGCTTGCCAGAGACCGCTGGCTCGCCTTCAGAGACAGCCAAGGAATGCCAGTCCGTCAGATGCTAGAGAAACACGCAGAACCGCCGGACGCGTTTATCCGGCAGTGGCAAAAGGCGCGAAAATAAATCACACAAGGCTGTTGCGTAACCGGAAACGGTGTGGGATAAGGGTTCATCGCCAAGGGCAATCCCGCCCAGACCTTGGAGGGTCCGATGCAAACTTTCTCCGCTACCGACTACGCCATCCGCGCGGCAAGCGCCTCCCAGACCCTGCGTCTGGTCGAGCGTCCGTCGCGTTTTGGCGGCGCGTTTGTCGCTATCGAGGACGCTGTTGGCGTCATTGAAGTGGCTGACGATATGTCGGCTGCGCTGGCTCGTGTCGCACAGTGTGCGGCATGAGCGAGGAATGGACAGCGGAGCAATGGCTTCAATGGTTGCGGCGCGGGCCTTCCGCTCCGCTTCCGTCCCGCCAAGGGCTGAACGATTGCGCCGATGCGCTGGCAAAAGCGATCAAAAATCTTCGGCGTCTGGAAGACCCAATAAGCCACAGAGAGGCTAACAAATGACCGCCACCCTCCGCACTCAACGCGCCCGTTCCCGCCAAGCCCAGTCAGGAGCAAAGCGTGTTGAGGTAGTGCTAGACGCTGGCCAGCTTGCCGATCTGCAACAAATCAAAGACCGTTACAGCTACACAACGGCAAACGCTATTTCCTACGCCATTAGCGCCGCACTGGTGGTTATGGCGCGGGACACCCCATTGAGCAGCTAGGAGTTAGAGGGCCTAGTGGGCGCGGAGTAACGGGTTTCACCGGACCCGCCGCGCCCTGCTCATCTTTTTTCGTCCCTCACGCATTTTCCCCATTGCGTAACATCTGCCCATATGGGACAAGGGTTCATCGGCGCAGGGCAATCAAGCACTAGCCGGAACGGGCCAGCCAAATGACCAAGCGCCACCAAGCATTTTACACCATGGACAGCCAGATTGTTGATATGGCGTTCTGCTCCGACGCCGACGCTTGTGACATGGTGAAGGTCTTGAGCGCCAACTACGGCGAAGAGCTTGGCGTTGATGGAAGCCTGACGCTGGCCGACATGATCGCCTCGGCAAAAAGCGGAATGGCCCCGTCCCACGTTCTGGACGCTGACTTCGTGTGGAACGTCTAATGACCGTCGTTGCTGTCGATCTGGTCCGCATGGTTGCCCCCAAGGGTCGGGGACGTGTTGGCTACCGCCCCACACAAACCGTTCTTGAGGCTTGCGGCGTCAGCGGCGGGCGCTGGCAACACGTCAGAACCTTTGCCGAATCCGAGCGCCAGACGGCGGTGGAACTGATGAGAAAAATCGAGGCTGCGGGTCAGATCAATCTGGCCCACTGGATGGCCGCATGACCCCCGCTGAATACCGCACCGCCCTCGCAACCCTCGGCCTGTCGCAGCAGGCTGCGGGCCGATGGCTCATGGTCAGCCCAAAGACCGCACAGAACTACGCCAAGCTAGGCCCTAGCGGCCCGGCTGCCGTAGCTATCCGCATGGCATTGCAGCACGGCTTGACCGTTTAGCCAGGCTAAGGCATTATCCATCCCGCTCTACGGCCCCGCTACGGCTTAAGCCTAGACGCAAACCAGACTGAGGACACATGGCAGGCGGTCGCCCCTCCAAATACAGCGACAAGCTTGCTGAGGAGATTTGCCGTCGTCTTGGCAAGGGTGAGCCAATGGCTCGCATCTGCGATGACGACCATATGCCAAGCTACAACACCATCTGGCGGTGGGAGAACGAGAACGCTGAGTTTCGTGAGCTTTCCGCCCGCGCGAAACAGAATGGCACTCACTTCTTGGCAGATGATACGCTGCGGATTGCCGATGATGACACCATCGACACGCAACGCGCCAAGCTCATGATTGACACGCGGCTGCGCTTGATTGGCAAATGGAACGCCAAGGCTTACGGCGACAAACTGCAACAGGAAGTTTCTGGCCCTGATGGCGGCGCTCTCACGGTCACATGGCTGAAACCAGAGTAATCCCCTACGCCCCTCGCCGGGTGTTTTTGCCGTTCCATAACCGAACGCAACGTTTTGCTATCGGGGTGGCGCACCGTCGCTGCGGCAAGACGGTGGCTTGCATCAATGACATGATCCGCAATGCGGTGATGTCCGACAAGCCCCATTATCGAGCGGCCTATCTCGCGCCCTATCTGAAGCAGGCCAAGGATGTGGCATGGGAGTATCTGAAACGATACAGCCAGCCGATCTGGGCCAAGCCGCCAAACGAATCAGAACTGTATGTCGAGCTGATCGGTGGCAAGCGCATCAAGATATATGGGGCTGACAACCCGGATGCCCTGCGTGGTGGCTACCTGGATGATGCCACGCTGGACGAATACGCCGATATGTATCCCGGCATCTTCGGCTCGATCATCCGCCCGATGCTGGCTGACCGGCAGGGAACAGCTACGTTCATCGGAACGCCGAAGGGACGCAATGCGTTCTTTGACCTGTTTGAGCGAGCTAAGACGGACCCAGATTGGTTCCCGTTTTTCCTGCCTGCGTCTGAGACAGGCATCTTGCCGCAAAGCGAATTGACCGCTGCTGCCAAGGAGATGACGCCGGAGCAGTATGAACAAGAGTTCGAATGCTCGTTTGAAGCGGCAATCATCGGTGCTTACTACGGTAAGGACATGGCTGAGAGCGAGCGGGCTGGACGGATCACAGACGTTCCGCATGATCCTGCGCTGCCTGTATATACAACGTGGGACTTGGGCATTGGTGACAGCACGGCCATCTGGTTCTGGCAGGCTCACGGGTCGGAAATCAGGGTTATAGACTTCTATGAGGCCAGCGGCGAAAGCATTGAGCATTACGCCAAGGTGCTACAAGCCAAGCCCTACAAGTATGAGGCCGATTGGGTGCCGCATGACGCAAGGGTCAGGGAACTAGGCACGGGCCGCACCAGGATTGAGACGATGCTGACGCTCAAGCTCAAGCCCAAGCTGGTTCCTAATCACAAGGTGCTGGATGGCATCAACGCCGGTCGCGTTCTGTTCCCGCGCATCTGGTTTGACCGTGACAAGTGCAAGGCTGGGCTAGAGTGCCTGCGCCAGTATCGTGCGGACTATGACGACAAGGCCCGCGTGTTCCGTGACGGGCCTAAGCACGATTGGACCAGCCACGCTGCGGACAGTTTTCGATACCTAGCTATGGCCTATCGTGAGATTAAGCCGGAAGCCAAAGCGGCTGATGCGCCAATCAAGGGCATCCGCGATATGACATGGGATGACCTGTTAGCGAACCAGCCAGTGCATACGGGTTACGAACGCGCATGATCGTTCTATCGACAAGCGGACCCGCGCACGATATGTTCCCCTGAACGCTTTGCGAGGGGCTATGCTTCCCGACGAACCTGAAAATCAAGACGGCATTGACCTCGTTACCAAATGGATTGAGGAAATCAATCTGTCTGAGCGCGAGTTGCAGCCGTGGTGGAAGACTGGCGACATCATCGTCAGGCGCTACAAGAACGAGAACCGCGCCCGTGGTGGTGGCCGTCCGTCTGTAGGCTATGAGCGTCGGCGCTTTGCTATCCTGTGGTCTAACGTCTCGACCCTTCAGCCTGCCATCTATGCCAAGCAGCCGGTCCCGATGGTTGACCGGCGCTATCGTGACGAAGATTCGGTTGGTAAAATTGCGTCTGACGTGCTGGAACGGGCGCTCGGCTTTAGCCTCGACCAGTATGACTTTGACGGGCGTGTCAAACTCTGCGTTCTGGACTATCTGTTGCCGGGTCGAGGCCAAGTGTGGGTGCGCTACATCCCGCATATGCGCGAGGTCAACGCAGAACAGGATTACGAACTGGGCGAGGGCGTTCAGGACGATGACGACACCGAGGTTGGCGAGGTCGAGACGCCGGAAGCTACCGAGGAAGTGGTTTACGAAGAAGTCCAGTGCGACCACGTCTCATGGAAAGACTGGCTGACTAACCCAGCGCGTGAATGGGCTGAGGTTCGTTGGGTTGCCCGACGCGTCTATATGACAAGGACGGAACTGACGGAACGCTTTGGCAAAGACATGGCCAAGAACGTTCCGATCACGACGACCTCGACCGGCACGGACACGGCCTCGGATGCCCAGAAACAGTCCAGCCAAACGGGCGAAGTCTATGAGATTTGGGACAAGCCCACCAAGATGGCCTATTGGGTCTGCAAGGGCTACACGGGCGGGGTGCTGGACAAGCGCGAAGACCCGCTGGGGCTTACGAACTTCTTTCCATGCCCGCCTCCTCTCAATGCCACGACAGCTAATGACAGCACCATTCCGGTTGCGGATTACGTCCAGTATCAGGACCAGGCCGACGAACTGGACGAACTGACGGCCCGTATCGGCAAGCTGCAAGACGCGCTGCGAATGGTGGGTGTTTATGCCGGTGAAGCTAACCGCGAACTGCAACTGGTGTTCTCGCCGGGTAATGAGAACAAGCTAATCCCAATCGACACGTTTGACCTGTGGAAAGAGAAGGGCGGCGTTCGCGGCCTTATCGAGTGGGTTCCGGTCGATATGGTCATTCAGGTGCTGAAGGGCTGTTACGAAGCCCGCTCGCAAGTCCTGAACGACATCTACCAGATCACCGGCCTGTCGGACATCATTCGGGGCGAGAGCAATCCTAACGAGACGGCAACGGCTCAACGGATGAAGGGCCAGTGGGGTTCGCTGCGTGTCCGTGACCGTCAACGCGACCTGCAACGGTTCTGCCGTGACGCTATCCGGCTAAAGGCGGAAATCATTGCGGAACATTTCAGCATCGACACGCTGAAAGCCATGACGAACGTGAAGCTGCTTACGGCGGCGGAAAAGCAGCAGATTGAGCAAATCATGCCGCTGATCCAGCAAGCGCAACAGTCTGGAATGCCTATCCCGCCCGGCTTGGCTCCTGACCCGGCTATGCTGGAACTGATGGCCCAGCCGACGTGGGAAGAGGTGCAAGCCCTTCTCCGCGATGATGCGCTGCGTTCGTTCCGCATCGACGTTGAGACTGATTCGACGGTTCAGCCGGATGAGAACGCGGCCAAGATGGCGTTTACCGAGTTCACCAGTGCTATCGTGGGCCTGATGTCGGCTGCGGCAAGCATCGTTCCGTCTGCGCCCTACACGGCTCCGCTGTTTGCCGAGGTGCTGAAACAGGGCGCACGCACGTTCAATGTCAGCCGGTCGATGGAAGACGTGATTGACAAGGTGTTTGAGCAGGCCGAGGCCGCACCGCCTGTTCAGCCACCAGGACCGCCACCGCCTGATGAAAGCGCGATGCAGGTGGAACAACTTAAGTCGCAGACGGCCCAGATGCAGGCTCAGATCGAGCAACAGCGGACACAAATGGAAGGCCAGCTTGGCATGGCTGAACTTAACCTAAAAGGCCAAGAGCTTCAGGTGAAGGCTGCGGCCCTCTCCCGTGACCCAACCCCTCAAGGAATAGCATAATGGCCAACGAACCTTACAACGAAGTCGTCTATAAAGCGGCTGAGAAGATTATTGCCGGTATCGGCACGTCAACGACACCGCTCCCGACCACGGGCATTGGTTATGTGTCCTCGGCAACGTTTACGCCTGCCGCTGCTGCCTATCTGGCTGGCGACATCATGCAGGGCGCTCAATCGTTTGGTTCGATTGGCCCGGCTGGCGGCGGTGCCATCCTGATCACGAACACCAGGCTGCGGGTTGACGCTTCGGCGGTGCAGTCGGGCGAAACGTCCTACACCATCCAACTCTACACGGTGACCCCGCCCTCGGCCTTGGCTGACAACGCGGCTTGGGACCTGCCCTCGGGCGACCGGGCGTCCTACGTCGGGTCTATCGCTCTCGGCACCGTGGTGGACGTTGGTTCGACGCTCTACGTCGAACAGACCGGCCTGACCAAGCAGATCACTGTCCCCGCTGGTGGTAGCCTGTTTGGCTATCTGGTGACCAACGGCGCGTTCACGCCCACCGCTGCGGCCCGTGTCGTGACCCTGATGGCCCTGTCCGCATGAGACCGTCGCTCCGACAGGTTTTGTTCAGGTCTGCTGCTACCGGCCTTGACCTAAACTTTGCGGGCGGCGCTTTCAGCCTGAACAACACCCGCACGGCTTCCCCTGCCGCCATCCCCGGCTGGTCGTTCTCGCGCACGGATACGAACGGCACCGCGACTGCGCTGGACCTCGCGGGGAACGTCATCCAGTTCGCCACGGGCGCCCCCCGCATCACGAACCGGGGGATACTGGTTGAGGAAGCGCGGACGAACGTGCTGCTTCGGTCCAACGAGTTTGACAACGCTTCGTGGACTGCAACAAACAGCACCGTCACCGCCAATGCTGGCTCGGCACCAGACGGCACGACAACAGCCGACAAGATCATTGCGACAGTGGCAAGCGCCCAACACCGCGCTGACCAGACAGCGGTTAACAGTGCGGGAACGGCGTGTTTCAGTGTTTTCCTGAAAGCCGCTGAGTATTCGTTTGCCACTATCCGCATCGGCACCTCCGGCGGCATCGTCGATCTTTCTAATGGGTCAGTTAGCGGCGTGTCCGTTGGCTACACGATGACGGCGACCGCGTTTCCAAACGGCTGGTATCGCTGCGCCCTAGTCGGATCAGCGGCGTTAAACGATACCGTTCGCATCAACGTCCAAAACGCGACCGGCTTTGCGCTGTCGTTTGCTGGCGATGGAACGTCCGGCATCCTCGCTTGGGGCGCTCAGTTCGAACTCGGAGCCTTCGCCACCTCCCCCATCATCACCACAGGAGCGGCAGGGACGCGGGGGGCTGATAGTGCGCTCGTCAACTCATTACCGGCGCTGCCAACTGCGTTTACGATGGTTGCCGAATGGTCGCGTGAAGGCGGAACCGACGCCGCCACGTCTTACCGCGTGGCAAGCCTTTCTCGCGTTGCTGACGACTCATATTCAGAGATTTACCAACGTCACACCAACAACGTTGTTCGGGCGTTCCAGAGAACATTGGGCGCTAACCAAGCCGACGTTACTCTCGGCACAGGATCGATAGGGGCTGTTCAACGCGCTGCGGCTCGCTTTGTTACAAACGATGTAACCGGGTCATTTAACGGGGCTGCGGTAGTGTCTGACACGGTTGTTACCATGCCTGCGTCCCCGCCGCTTTCTTTTGCGGTTGGCTCTACGAATGGCACTTCCGGTTGGCTAAACGGTTACATTCGCCGCGTTCAGGTTCTCCCGTTCGCCGCTACGGATGCCCAACTCCAAGCCCTGACCGCGCCATGACCCGCCGCCTCGGACTGCTGGCTGCGTTTGCCCTCTCAGGCCTGTTCTGGTGGTGGCTGTTTACCGTGCTATCCTCGGCTTTGGCTGTCAGTCAAGCGACTTGGCGCGATATGCCCCCGCCCCAGTATCGCGGGACAGGATCGGCTAACACGTTCTACCTCCCCCGGCAGGACGTTCAGCGGATGTGCGGACAGAGGAACGCTGTGGCTTGCACACGCGGCAGGACGGTGTTCATGCCGACCCAGTGTTCGCCTACGGGCACACGGGGGCCACAGCGGGAAACGGTCAACGTCGAAAGAGAGATGCGGGACACAAGCTATTGCGCCTCCGTCCGCGCCCATGAGTTCGGCCACGTCAACGGATGGTCCGGCCAGCATGAGAGGTAAAGCGTGAGCAGAGCAACTTATCGCAAGTGCCAAGCGTGTGGCGACATCCACGAACTGTCGGCATGGCCGCGTGAATGCCTGGAGCAGTTCAAGCGCAAGCGGTCTGAGTTAGCAGCACCGTTCATCCGGGCTGACGGCATGGACCCGATCCTGAACCACGCCAATGGCCTGATGTATGACAGCCGGTCAGCCTATGAGCGCGGCGTCAAAGATGCGGGATGCGTAATTGTTGGCGATGACAAGCTAACGCCAAGCCCACGGCCTGTGCTGTCTGACCGTGAGCTTAAGCAGGACATCAAGACGGCGATTGATCAGGTGGAGGCCAGACTATGAGCGACATGGAAGACGACATTCGGGCTGCAATGGCCGAGGTTAGCGGTATTGCGCCAGAACCTGCGCCCGTTGAGGAAGTGGTGGTTGCGCCAGAAGCCGTTATCGAGGCAGAAACGCCCCATGATGACAGCGAAAAGGCAGCAGACGGGCGTGTAAGAGGCCCAGACGGCAAGTTTATTGCCAAGGCACCGGAAATGGTGCAAGATACTCCCGACCAGCCCTCGGAGGCAGTCGCGGACCCTGCTGCAAAGCTCGCCATCCGCGCCCCGGCTTCGTGGTCACCTGCGGCTAAGGCTACGTTCGATAAACTGCCCCCGGAAGTGCAACAGGCTGTTGCAAAGCGGGAACAGGAGATCGATCACGGACTGCGGCGCAAGTCTGAGGAAGTGAAGC